GGACGGCATCGTCACGGTCTTCAAGACAGCATTTGCGATCATCGTCGGCATTGTCCTCACTCCGATCAAGCTCTACATTCAGGCATGGGTAGCGGTCTTCACGTGGGCGTATGACAACGTCATCAAGCCCGTGTGGGATGCGATCTGCCAGGCCTTCACCTGGGCGTATGACAGCGTCATCAAGCCCGTATTCGAGCAGATCGCTAACACGTGGCAGTGGATCGCCGGAATAGCCACAGAGGTGTTCGGCGGCATCGTCTCATTCCTCGAGGGAGTGTGGACGGCGATCTCCACAGGAGTGACGACCGCGTGGAATCTCATCGTCGCGGGCGTCACCTGGTACATCAACACCGTGTGGAACATCGTCTCGACGGTGTTCACGACGGTCGCTGGCGTCGTCTCCTCGATCTGGAACGGCATCTCCTCCACGGTCTCGGGCGTCTGGGAGTCCATCAAGTCCACGGCGAGTGCGGCCGTCCAGTGGGTCTACGACAGCGTCACGAACGTGTTCTCGTCCATGTCGAGCGGCGTCTCGTCCACCTTCGATGGCATGCGCTCAGCCATCGAGTCCGTGTGGAACAAGGTGAAGAGCGTCGCGGCAAAGCCGGTGAATTTCATCATCGACACCGTCTACACCAACGGCCTGAAATCCATGGTGGAGACGGTCGCCTCGAAGATCGGTCTCTCTCTCACCTTGCCGACGGTCCCCAGGATCGCCGAGTACGCCGGCGGCGGCATCGTCCCCGGCTACAGTCCCGGGCACGACACGATCCCGGCGATGCTCTCCCCGGGCGAGGCCATCCTCGTTCCCGAGCTCGTCCGACAGATCGGCCCGAGCAGGATCATTGCCGCGAACTACGCCGCCTCGAAGCGCCGCCCAGGCGGCACCCCCGGCAAGGCCCCCGCTGGCTTCTCCGGCGGCGGCATCGCCCACTTCGCCGGCGGCGGCATCGCAGGATGGTTCGCAGACGCAGCACGGGGCGTGAGCGAGTTCTTCCGTGACCCGCTCGGCTCCATCGCGCAGCTCATCACCGAGCCCGTCCGAGGACTCATGAAGGGCATCGCCCCCGGAGTCATCGGCGAGCTCGGCGCAGGCGGCGTCGAATCCCTCCTCGCAGGAGTCGGATCGTTCTTCAAGAAGAAGGCTGAGGAATCCTCGTCGGCCGGACTCGTGGGTGCCGCAATGCGAGCCGTGCAGATGCAGGTCCCCTACGTGTGGGGCGGCTCAGCCATCCCGCCGGGTCTGGACTGCTCGGGCCTGGTGTATTGGGCTGCGCAGCAGCTTGGTCTGGGGTGGCCGCGCCTCACGGCAGCCGGATACCAGTCCGGCTCCACCTCGATCCCCTGGACGCAGGCCGCCCCCGGCGACCTGCTCTTCTGGGGAGCGCCCGCCCACCACGTCGCGATCTACGCCGGTGGCGGCCAGATGATCGAGGAGCCCAAGCCCGGCCTCAACGCCAGGCACACCGGCATCTGGGGCTCGCCGACCGTCGGCCGCTACGGCGGAGCTCGCAAATACGACCGCGGCGGATGGTTGCCCACGGGAGTCACCGCAGCCGTCAACCAGACGGGCACGAGGGAGGCAATCCTCACCGCGAGGCAGTGGGCAGATGTCAGTGCGCTCGCGGCGAGTGGAGCAAACGCGGTGCCGTCGCTCGATGGCGCGCAGGTCAACCTTGTGCTCGACGATGGCCATTCGTTCCGTGCGCATGTGGAGTCGATCAGCACCGGCGTCCTGGTTCGCCGTAAGCAACTCGCTGGAAGGAGCAGGTAGTGGCTCGTGAGAATCTTTGCCGCAATCCGTCGTTCGCGTATCTACTGCGGGAATGGGCGAAGATCGCTCCGGCCACGGTGAGGATCGGCTCAGATACTGACTCGTGGGGCGGGCACGCTCGCCAGTCTCCGCAGTATCTGGCCATCGACGTGCCGCCCGGCACGCAGGGTCCGGCTGCCGCGCCAACGGCAGTCACTGTCGCCGGAGGACAGACCGTCGCGATCTCGGCGCTTGTGCGCACGAGTCCTGGCCTCGCGGCTGCTGTCTCCCCGGAGTGGACCGTGGGCGGCCGCAGCGTCACGGAGAAGACTCCGGCGCTGTTGGCCGCCAGCGCGGATGGGGTTCGCCCCGTCTGGGCGTTCACAGCTCCATCTGGGGCGACGGCCGTGCGGCTTCGGTTCGAGGCCCGCACGACCTCGGCGGCCGAGCGCGGCACTCTGCCGGGTTGGGTGTACGTCGATGACGTTCTCATCGTCGCGGCTCCCACCCCAGGCGAGGCACTCGAGGCAGCAGCGGGGGAGTTCTTCGACGGAGACACCCCGCCGAGTCGCATCGGCTATTCCTCGAGGGCGCTCACGCACCAGTGGACCGGCGCTCGCGGCGTTTCGACGTCGCGGGAGGTCGAGGCGGACGTCGATATGTCGTCGCTGCCTGTCGCGATTGTGGCGGGTGGACAGGCTCCCAGGGTCCAGATCGTGATTCCCCCGGCGTGCGTCCCCGCCGGGGCGGCCTGCTATGTCGAGGGCGTCACGGACACGGGCTTCACGTGGATTCCGCGCGGGGGCGTGTGGTCCTCCAAGGGCTTGCAGCGCATCATTGGGGACCCGCTCGCACCGATCAACACGCCGATCAGGTACAGGCTGACGACGTCGAGGGGCCTCACGGTCGAATCGGAGCCGGTGGTCCGCTCATGGGGCGGCCTGTCGCTGATGACTGACACGGCGGGCGCGAAGCCTGTGAATGTCCTGTGGCAGGGCACTGACCAGCGTGAACTGAAACCGCGGGTGACTGAGCATGAGGTGCCGGGCCGCGCGACACCCCTGGTGGTATATGCGCCAACGATGGGGCGCGGCACGGTGTCTCTCACGGCTCGCACGAACCTGCAGGACACGGCGGCCTTGAAGACGCTTCTGGCGTCTCAGACGCCGGTGGCGCTTTTCCACAACCCGCGCCACTGCGTGCAGTGCAAGCGTGGGACGTGCGACGTCGATCCAGTGACTCTCATGTCGGTGACATCGGCATCGATGGAGCGTGCGCCGCGTCTCGACGTCGCCGAGCGCATCTGGCAGCTCAAGGGCACGATCGTCGATCTGCCGCAGCCGAACACAACGTTGACGTTGTCGACGTGGAACGACTTCGATAAGCGACGGCTGACGTGGAGTGGCCTGGATGCTCGTCGGTGGCCGTGGGATCAGTTCGACAGGACTATCTGGCAGGAGGACGCATGAGCATGCCGGCCGACGTCGAGCAGATTCCGGAGGACCTGCTGACCTCGGGCTACTCGGTGTCTGTCACCGTGGAGTCGTGGCTGGGGTCGCAGTACCTGGGGGAGGTGCCTGTCGAAGATGGGTCGGTGTCGTGGGACGCTGGTCAGCAGGTGCAGGGCACCCTGTCCCTGACGGTGCCCCGTGTGGGAGCTGTGCAGGGGGAGGACTGGCGAGACTGGGACCCCGTGGACCCAGAGCACCCGCTCGGCTGCTACGGGCAGGTGCTCCATGTGAGTATGACGGTCGGTTCGCTCGTCGGCGCGGGCTGGTGGACGGTTCAGCTAGGCCGGTTCCTTATTACCTCGGTGGAGCCGGGACCGTCCACGGTCAGGGTGACGGGAAAGAGCCTGATGCAGCGCCTCGAGGAAGACAGGCTGACGGAGCCGATGGCACCGGACCCGGCGGGCACTCTCGCGTCGGAGCTGCGCCGCCTGGTCGGCGCACGTATCGGCGTGATCATCGATCCAGCGCTCGGAGACAGGCCATGCCCGTCGATGTCCTGGGGCGAGAGCCGCATCGACGCTGTCTACGAGATCGCGAAAGCCTGGCCTGCAACCGTGCGCGAGGGCGGGGACGGAATCATGTATCTGTCGCCACCGACTTCGCCGCCCACCTCGCGGCCGGTGCTGCGCCTCTCGGATGGGGAGGACGGCACGGTCGTCGGGGTGGCGGCCTCGGTGAGCCGAGACAAGGTCTACAACCGCGTGGTCGCCCGGGGGCAGCAAAGCTCTGACGAGGGCGCCCCGTCGTTCCAGGCGATCGCCGATCAGCTGACGGGGCCGATGCGCGTCGATGGCCCCTACGGCACCGTGCCCAGGTTTTTCTCATCTCCGCTGATTACGAGCTACGAGCAGGCCAAGCGCACAGCCGAGGCCATGCTCGCAGACTCAGTCAGGAAGAAAATCAAGGTCCCCGTGCAGCACGCCCCGGACCCACGCATCAAGCTGGACGCTCACGTCGAGATAGCGACGCGGCCCGTGGACGCTGCGTCCACGAAAACGATGTGGGGGACCGTCTCCGCATACGAGGTGCCCCTCACCTACAAGGGCACGCAAAAGACCGACGTGGAGGTGAGCGTGTGAGCAGCCCCGTGATGGACCTGATCTCGACGGTGCCCGATGATCTGCCTCCCAGATACGGGTCGGACAGGTCACCGACGGCGATCGCGCGCGTGGTCAGCCTCATCGAGGGCGGCCGCGCCCTCAACGTCAGCCTGTACGGTGGCCCGCCGATCCAGATTTCAGCGACGGCCGTCAACTGGACCGGCGTCGAGACCGCGCACGTGCTGCTCGACCCCGACACGGGACGGGCACTGCACGCGCTCGGGCCAGCGCCCAAACCGGAAAACCCCCTCCCCAAGTGGGAACAGCTGACCGCACCGACACGCAGCGTGCGCGAAGCCGTGCTGATCCCACAGTGGGCGGGCACATGGGACGGAACCTCTTGGACCCGGCACGGCGGCGGCGGAGCCTGGCAGCGAAACACAGGCGGCCCACGACTCACAGGGCTCGCCACATACGGCCGGCAAGCCGAAGCACTCGGACGCATCACAGTCACGGCCGCCACGCTGACACTCCGCCCACACTCGACGTCAGCCGCATGGTCAGCACAGATCGCGGCCGCAACCTACTCGGACACCGGGCCCGTCCAGGCGGGCGCGACGATCAGCGTCCCCGTCCAGGTGGGGGCAACCTCCCTGACCGTCGACATCACGCGCATTGCCTCCCAGCTCCTGACTCCGGGGACTGGCCTCGCCCTCGTTGGGCAGACATACGGCGGCGTCCAGGCCACCGGAGACAGCCTCTCGATCCGCATCACCTACACCTCCCGATAGGACACTCATGAGCTACCTCGATCAGCGGGGACACCGCGTCCCCTCACCCACTGACCCCGCACAGCGCCAGGACCTGCTGGCACTGTCCCTGTCCATCCCCTCCTACAAGGCGTGTGCCTCCGAAACGGCGGCGGCACAGTACGTGTCCGCGCTCGCGGCTGCGGGCCTGGTGGCCTCGGCGGCGCAGCCGGTGTACGTGTGGCGCACCGACCTCAACGCCGTGAGGGTGTGGGATGGTCGCGCATGGGCGGCAGAGTCGAATCTGCAGATGGAACTCTCGGCGGTCGGTGATATGCCCGTGGGAGCGGGCCTGAGTCCGACGGTCCAGCCCGGCCTCATCAAGGGCGGCAGAGTCGCGGTGTCCAGCGCCGAGGTCGCGTTCGGGAATCTCTACATGCCGCGCGTGAACTTCAGTACCCCGTTCCCGCACGAGTGTGTGTCGGTGTCCATTACGCCGCTGTATGGATCGGGCCCGGCCGGCTGGAATTTCAAGAACGGCAGACAGTTCTGCGTGGACGTGCTCGACAAGAGCGGCTTCAGGCCGATGCTCCCCGGCGTGACCTCACAGGAACGCCATTCCTTCGCGTGGATGGCCCTCGGCTACTGACAGCCACCAATTGAACCTGCCCCTCGGACAAGCCCGTCCGGGGGGTTTCGTCTACCCAACTAAGGAGAGACATATGGAACTGACAATCGAAGAGCTCATGGCCTCGATGACGCCCGCGACGGACACGCCGCCCGACGTCGTCACCCCGATCTACATCCCCTACGAGCAGACGGAGGCCTCTCGATGAGCATGACCGCACAGAATGTCCTCGGCTGGGCAGCCGGCGAAATCGGCTACACCCGATGGGACGACCCCGAGGAAGGCTCGAAGTATGGCCGCTGGTATGCCCAAAAGCACGGTGCATACTACGGCACCTCCGGCGTCCCCTTCTGCGCAATGGGCGCGTCGTGGTGTGCAACGGACGAGGAGAAGAATTCCGTCCTGCCAGGAGGTGACTTTGCCTACGTGCCCTACGGCATCAACGCCGCCGCCCGCGAAGGCCAGCTCGTCTCACCGATGACACAGGCCGCACCCGGAGACCTGGTCTGCTTCGACTGGGACGACGATGGTATCGCCGACCACGTCGGAATTGTTGAGGCCAACTACGGCAGTTGGTTGCAGACCATCGAGTTCAACACTTCGTCTGGCGTCGCGGGCTCGCAGAGCAACGGCGGTGGAGTATGGCGACGCACCCGAGACTGGTCCGCAGTCTGCGCTGTCATCCGACCTCACTACGGCGGTGCGACCACCGCAGAGGGATACACCGATATCACGGCCCTGCAGGCCGCAGTTGGTGCTGCTACCGACAATGTCATCGGCCCCGATACGACTAAGCGTATTTACGCCGTGGTCGCGGCCAGCTCCTGGGGTGGCCGCCAGTTCCCCTTCGGTGTCGAGTACGTTCAGTCCGTCATTGGGGCCGACCCGGACGGCATCTGGGGTGAAGAGTCTGACGAGGCCCACGACCGCGTGGTCGGCCAGCTGCAAAGCGCGGTCGGCGTCGAGGTTGACGAATACTACGGAGCCGTCACCAACGCGGCAATCAACCAGGCGCTCGCGGGCGCGGAGAAGGGGGAATGAGATGGATGAGCTGTTGATGGGGCTTCAGTCGGACCCCTTCATCACGACGGTCATTGTCGGCCTTGTGTGGCCGATGGTTCAGGCGGCGCTGGACAAGCCGTGGTGGACGCGCCGCCGCCGTGTGGTGCTCCTCGTCGCGGTCGCTCTCGTCACGACTGCGGCCGTGTGGGTCTCCGGGTCGTACCCGGCGACGTGGCGTCTGCTGGTCACGCAGATGAGCGTGTTCCTGGGCGTCGCGT